ATAGGCTTGGAGACCATGTACACGTCGTCACCCTTGCAAAGTGGCTGTGCCATAGTAGCATAAGGTAACGCAGCAAGTGAAGCAGTGTCTAGGTAAGCCAAATCGCTGTTACCGCTATAAGGCAAACCCAAAGCAATGTACACATCCTCAATTCTGTCAACCGTACTGGAAGCATTATTGAGTGCAGAGCTGAAAATCCCGGTGACAGCACCAGGAACTCCAGCAACGGTGTAGGTCCCCTGGATGGCAGTGACATTCTGAGTCCATGTCACCTTTACTCCCCAACCAACAATCCGGTGATTCCGGATAACATTATCCAAATCCGCCTGAGCAATAGCCCGCTCAAAACAAGCGTTAACAGAATTGGTTAACGACCCGCCAAATGTGCCAGTGTTACTGCGAGTAAACGCAGAAACATCTGACAAGTTGGGCAAAAGCACTAACCCCACCGTTCCCGCAGAATCAGTGGTAATATTAAACCTTTGCTCAATACGCCGAGTCGTGGTTGGGAAAGAATACTCATCCAATGTACGTGCTCCATCCGCTTGGTAGTTGAATGGATCGGAACGAGCCAAGGCAAATTTTGCCTCCGGAGAAGCATGGCTCTCCTCCTCCCGCATATGCCTCGAAATGTCTATTCCGAAGGCTTGTTGTTTCTTCTTGGTCATATTCTCAACAACCTGGGGTTTACAAATGGAATAGCTGGCAGAGTTATCCCTTGGGATACCAGAACAGGAATGTTGAGCGAGCGAAGCTCAAGCTCGACCTGCATCTGTTCTGTGGGTGTTATCCCAAAGGCATTCCAAAATGAGACGCGTGCTGCGCTTGACACCTGGCCCGCTTTCCTGGTCATACCACGAGCGAGGTGAAAGAAACCACTCTCCATCTGCATTGCGTTCTTAACCATCTTCCCTTCAGAAGCACGGATGTACGCCAAATAGACTTCCTGCAGAATGGGGATGCGGCCTGCCAGTGACAACCCACACTGGCCGACAGCCCCAAACCAGGCTTGAGCAATGTTTGGGTGGTCCAAAGGAAGAGTTGATACTGCATCTTTTGAAATGCACACGCGAGGATCGCGGCACATAATCCACCTTTCACCGTCAAATACCGGTTGGGTTTGGCAGAATGAAATCTGCTCAAACACGTCCACACTTGGTTCCACCTCCAATGTGAACCCGAGACGCCGTGTGAACTCAGGGAGAGCACGAAGGCGCCACGCGTCGTTGCGTTCGCATATGATCACACAATCGTCGCCATTATTTGCAAGGCGACACTTGAGACCATGCAACTGTGAGAAGCTGTACATGATGGCGGCAGAAATAAGGCAGTTGCCCATGGCAGTGTTCATGTCACCACTCATCCTGCACCCTTGGGTGCGGTATTTGATTTCGCCATCAGGACAGCGTATAAACCCACGGTTTTCCACCTGCCAGCTTAGGAGCTTAGCGAGCTCCTTATGCTGAGAAGACGGCACACATTCGAGATATCGATCGTGTTCCCACCCTAAGACCTCATCATTGACGTGTTGGTCAAAGCGAGAGAAGTCCATCGGTATTGCTACCGGGTCATTGAACTCCTCCCACATCTGTCTAAGGTGGAAAGCCGTTTCCTCTGCGTTGTAACCCTTCATCACGGTTGGCCCGCCCCAGATTTTGGCGATCCAGCGATAAATTGGTTTCTCAAGGTGAGCAATGTGCCTCCCTAATGCAAAATTATACACTGGATGCCGTGGCTGAATAAGCCTGGGGCATGGGTCCGGTTTGTCGGGTTTAAGCTGTTCCTTCTCTACCTTGACGAAGGAATTCAGGTAGGAATGCTTACGCATGACGCCCGATCGAGAGAAAACCACAGATGCATTTTGGTAGATTGTTAAGCGACGCCCACGATACCTGGACAAGAATTGCTCTGTCGTCATCATGGGGATCACACTCTTGACCCGCCTAAATGCCTGCGTGAAACTCCCTAACGCAGTGTCAATAGGTACAGTAGGTCGAGGGGTAGGGACAAGTCTCCCCTCGTTATCCACACAAAATACTCGCTCAACTAATGCCCGATATGCGTTATCAATGCTGTTGTTAGGAACAGTGAATCGACGCAGGGATGCCAAGCTTTCTATTTGCGTGGAGTACCTGACCTTCTCGGGCCGCCCAGTGCGGTGTACCTCAAACCCCCCCCGTATACCAGGGGCGGGCGCTCTTCTTACTTGAGTGGTGCGCCCAGGTACCCGCACTAGGCGGCCCTAAGTCCTGGAGAACGAGATGCCACCTTGGGCCCAGCCCATGAAGCGGTGCAATATATTACCGCTCATGGCTGCCCCTTTAACATTTTCATCTCGGGCGGCTACTTCCTCGTCCCTCATTGCGTATTCCATGAGGATTTCATCCTCAGAAGTAAGGAAATACGCCAGGACAACGCGTGGAGTGATGATTGGCACATCGGTGGTTCGCACACCGAATCTCTTATAGTTCTTACTCACCCACAGTTTAAGAACCATCCTATCTGCTTCTGTACGCTTCAGGTTGGGCTCTTCAGCCCGCGCCACTTTGGCCATGGTTACTCCCACGCCACATAGCAGCGCGCGTCTGCCAACAGCCCTATTTGGCCGCCCGAAAGCACCATCTTGGTGATTCGTCAACGCAATCGGATTTTGATCAGGGACGTAATTAGGATTTGCGTCCATTCGATCGCAGTATAACGAAGCTCGGAACTCGCCAAACATTGCTATGGCTCTCTCCACCGGTACATCAGGCAGGTGATCTACCCCTTCGAGGGTTGCGCCATCCATTCCCTTCGATATCATCTCGGCTTCATACTTAGATTGGTTCCGCCACCTAAAAAAGTTGCGGTGTTTCCACCAATCCATGGTTACCCTAACAGCCATGTAACCAGTTGCCGCCAATGCTACCATGGGCAATGTTTTACTCCCGACAGTCACTATTGTTTTGGATACGTTGCGCTTGACCTGTGGCAGCAGGCCTTGGAGGGTGTTAAGCTTCTTATCCATAGTTGTACTGTCATGCGTGCGTGTAACCCTCGCCAGGGACGTTTAACCGCGTACGGTGGTTTTAAGCTGTATCCTCAGCCACCTTTTATACTGATTGTGTCAGTCGTCCCATTTAAGGGCAATTCCGCATGCACGGGAACATTTGATTTGCGTCCTACAAATCCTTTAAAGGACCATGGGTCCTACAAGTAACATATTTCTAGCTTGCTCAGCCGAGGGCAAAAGGTGTGCATGCACCTGGCACCCATCACAGGTACGTGTTCTGAAAACGAACACGTATTCCTAATGAT